TTTTGTTTTTCTCTTCCCTAACGAGTGCCTGGAGGTCGGCTATCTTTTTGTCGTAATCGTTGATCTCGCTTTCCAGGTCGGTGATGCCCCGCTCCTCACGCTCCTTGTTGTAGGTTTCAACTAGGTTGGTGGCTTTTGGCTCTTTCAGCCCGCCGGTAAGAACAGATTTGACTTCGGCAAAAGGGTCATCGTCCTGCTTTTCTTCACCCCTAACTTCGGGGGCGTCCTCGCTGGCCTTTTTGGTGAAGTCTTGAATTTGCTTTTGGTTGATGTACTGGTCGGCGGTTTGGTTGTTGTTTACCTCATCCAGGTTTAATTCTTTCTGAGCCTCTGCTGGCGAGCCGAAAATATCGGGCATTTCTTTTTGGCCGTATTTCCTGGCCCAATCGTAAATCGTCCAGTCGTTTGTCTTGCCTTTGGCTCCGACGGTCTCAAATTCTTTTTGTAAATCAGGTCTGATTTTCCAAGCCTGGGCTATTTGCTCAGTGGTAATTTCGCCCATTGGCTTGGTGGGCTGTAGTTTGCCCTCCGGGGTTAGGACTTCCTCAACTCCGGTCTTTGGGTTTATTCTTTTGTCTCCTTCCTGCAAGGTGGTTTTTTTATTCATATGATTTGTGCGGCGTTGATACGACAGTCATTTCCTCAAGCTCTAAAGCGTCTCGGGCTGACTGCCTTAATTCTAATTTGAACTGTATCCAGCCCCCCTGGGCGAATACTCCACTCTCTTTTTCTAAAATGTTAGTGTCGTTTATGGCTTCCAGCTTCGTCCAATTAGCTACCCTTACCTGGGCGGTGCCTGAAACATTGGTCAGGGTTTCATCGATGGTCACGGTGTAGGTGCCGCCTGATTCTGAAATGGCGGTGATATGGACGGTGCGCCCCGAGCCCTTACCGACAAAAATCTCGACTTCATTCCCAACTGCTACATTGGCGAAGTTGGCGTCCGTGGTGGTGAAAGTGTCACCCGCTGTCCAGGTAATAGCAAAACGGCGCTGGTAGAAGCCGTCCTTTAGGGAGAAGTTGTCCGAGGTGCGGTACTTGATGACGATTTTCTCGTTGCTTGAAGCCAGCTGATTGAACCTCGTCCAAATGGAAGCCCAGGAACTCTGCACCTGCGATGAATAAATTTTAGGAGTGATAAGCCTGGCCCGTGGGCCGGTGGATAAATAGTGGATACCTTTTTTCTCAGTAGTGCCGTTGTCGTCATATATTCCGGCCCCTGCAAGAAGCTGGCGCTGGTCGTCCACGCTAACCAGGGCTCCGGGGACATGAACCACTTCCGAGCCACTGTCATAGACTGTGCCGCCGCTCTTGTTCTGGCTAAGTGCGTGCTTGTGATACAGGCCGTTTTCTTCATTCCAGGCCCAGACGCCGCCAGGCATGTTGGGAAGCATTTGAGTGGCTACCCCGTCAGCCGACCCGGCGATAAGCATTAAAATCTCCTCGTCCTTGACTGTCATGCCGTTGGGGTGCATTGGGCGGGGGTCTGCAAAGTCGTCCTTCCAGTTCAGGCTTGGCGTGTTGACTATGGGGAATTGCCCGACAACATCGAAGCCGCCCCCGTTGAATTTCTTCAGGTGGCCGGTGTTGACCACGCAATATGGGATGTTGTCCTTGACCACAGCCGAATATGGCCTTGAAGCTTCCAGGTCATATTCGCGGTTGAAGTTCTCCGAGTAACCGTCCCATTCAAAGGCTTTGGCCTGTCCGCTTTTTAAGTTCCTGGCAAAGATGAAATAGGAGCTGGTGGTGGAAATGATTTTAACTACCCGATATTCAGGCTTCAGGATCACGGCCTTGTATTTGACGTTGTTGTCCTTGGTGACTGCGTGAACCCAGTTGCCGTCCCCAATCATGAGCCTTCCTTCAAAGCCGACATGCAGGGGGATATAGATACTGCCGGTCAGGGCGGTTTGCCCCAGTGTGGTTTGCCACCATGAAGCTGTCCATACTCCCGAGGCCAGCCGGTCAAGGTCGCCTGAGCGTGAAGTAATCAGCGCCCCGTTAAAATCCACCGTATCCGAATAAAGGTGATTAAGGTTGGTCGGGCTGGAAGCGATAGAGTCCTTGGTAAAGGCCCCGGTCGGGTCGGTGCCTGGTGTTTTGAAAAGGACTGAATGGCATAAAGCCCACCAGCGGTCGGTGCCGTCAGCAGCGCTTCTAACAAAAGCCACCGGCCAGCCTAGGTCTGCGTCATCGGCGCTGTCGGTTTTTTTAATCATGTAATCGGCAATTTTGAACCTGCCGGGGGACGAAAGCAGGTCAAGCCCCCAGGAAGCCCAAAGTTGCCCGAAGTTCTCGCCGAGGTTGGGTTGCTTGATTTTCTTGGTTATTGGGTCTGGGATAGTTAGCTTAGGCATTATTTCAAGGCGTTTCTTTGTTGTAGATATTGGAAAAATGAAAGCTGAATACTTTTGGCCACGGCCTCAGTGGTCTTGACTTTGGCGGTGAAAAGCTGTGTGCGTGGCCCGTCGGTGTAGGGCAGGTTGTCGGTGATGACGCCCTTCTCCTCGTTGTCCACCAAAAACTGAACTTGGTCGTTGGGCCTGAAGCGGGCCTCCAGGTTATAAACGGTGGTGGCTGATATGGTTTGCAGGTCTATGGTCTTTTCGGTGCTTCCGTCGTGGGTGACGCCCTGTAGGGTGTTATTTGACACCTTGAAGCCATAGCGCTTGTCTGAAGCCCCTACGTTGCCCGTGACGATATAAATCTCCTGGGCGGCTATCTGGTTGAATATCAGGGCAGCCCGCAAGGCGGATCGCTGGTTGAAGTTTAAAAATCCTTGCCAGCTGGGCTGTTTGTTAAGCTCAGCGGTGGCGTTGGTGGTGGCCGCTGTCTCAAGCTTTACGTCCGTGCCTGAAAGGGTAATGGTGCCTGTAGTGGTGTAGCCGTCCACGCTTTCAAAGAAGGTCTGAAAGAAAAATATCTTCTTCCACATAAGGTCATAGAACTTGTCGGGCAAAAACTCGTCCGATGTCCTCTCAAAAATGGACTTGGAAACAGGGTCGAGAGGAAAGCCCAACTTGCCCTGCTGGGTTTTTAGTTTCTGGAGTTCCGAAGCCAGGGCGGCGATAGCGCTTCTGGCCTCCTCTATGGTTTGTATTTTGTCGTTGTTATCTAACATCTCTTTGTGGGCGTCATAGGCCAGGAAGTAGGCCGGTGATGCCGCCAGAATTGATAATGTCGGCAGTAAAAGAATAAAGGCGATTTTTCTCATAAATTTATGGTCTGGGTATCTTCCGCCAGGTGTGGTCCAGGGCTCTGGCCACTTTTCGCCAGGCGGTTGAAACCCCGTTTTTTAGCATTTTTAATTTGTCCGTGAAGGTCAGGCTCTCGGTCAGCACCTTGGCAATGTGCTTGATAATCGTATCGGTCAGGGTCACTGCCTCGGTGTAGGCTCGGCTGGCTGTCTTGGTAATGCTGTCTGTCAGGGTCACTGCCTCGGTAAAGGCCGTCTTGGCAATGGCTTTTATAATGCTGTCGGTGAAGGTGATTGATTCGGATAAAACCTTGCCGGTCTGTTTGATAATGCTGTCGGTCAGAGTAATCGCTTCGCTGTAAGTCTTTCCGTAAAACTTAACAATGGTATCGGTTAAGGTGACGGCTTCCTGTAATACTTTGGTGGTCACTCTTTGCAGGGTATCTGTCAGACTTATGGTTTCCGTTAGCTGTTTATAATAAAGCTTAACTTTTGTGATTGTATCGCTAAGGCTAAGCGTTTCTGAAAAGCTTCGGGTAATTGATTTTAAAACTGTGTCGGCAAAAGATATGGCTTCTGTTAATGGTTTTGATATTTGCTTTGTCAGGGTGTCGGTTAAAGTCAGGTCTTCGGTGCATGTCAGGGTTAGTAAAACTGTAAAGGTAATGATGGTGTATGGGTCTTTGCTGGTGCCGGTTTCTTCGGAGCAATAACCATTATAAGGGCCATTTGAACCACTAGGCGTAGAGGCGTTTACATCAGAATATCCCCTAACTCCGAATGGTGAATAGCTGGTTTTGCTTATTGCGGCTAGACCGCTTGCGTTTAAATCATATGATGTGTAGGCAGACGTTGAAACTGCATCATTTTTATTACTGGAAAATGCCGTAGACCCAAAAGCGTCATAATCAGCAGTTCCTAACGCAGTATTTGAAGCAGGCGCAACAGAATAAATGTTATGGGTTAATCCGTCTTCGTGAAACTCACTCCCCCAATAGATATATATGGTGGCAGCTGATATAGTAGCGGTATCGGGAAGCCCTGATGTGTCTGGCTGAATAACAGCCCTGTCTATTCTCCATTTAGGACTAGACGGGGTTCTTTGTTGATTTGAAGCGTGTAGGTCTTGCGTTCCGGTGTAATTAGCATAGGTGCCGTCCGTATCTCCAGCCACTTGAGCAAATGTCCTGCTATCATCTGAAGCTGTATATCGTCCGACTGCACCATCACCGGCTCCAGAATAAAAAGTGTCAGTCGTCCCCCAAAATGCTATCCCGCCAAAAACCTTTGGTAAAAGAATTGTGGCAAATAGCCCCAATACTCCGACTGGCGAAAACCGCCAGACCATTCTTTGCCTGCGGAAGTCGGCAAAATAGCAAAATGGCGAAAGGCTATAAGCCAATGCTTCTGCAAACCTTGGTCTTGTAAAGAACATGGCTTGCCACTCTTGGTGGTAAGCGGTCTTGGGTCTGAATCCCTTTCGGTGAATTTGCTTCTTGATAATCCTGCCGGTCTTCCAATGGACGGATGACGGGGTGATCCGGTCGATATGACCGTCAAATCCGGTGTCCTTGGCATTTTCGGGCAATCTGTTCAGCCCTAAGAGCCACCTCGTCCACCTATGGCGGGCTATCCAAAGTAACTTTGATTGGTGTCTAGCAAAGAAATGCTTGTCAAAAACCATAGGTGGGCAAGGCGATTAAGAAGCTTGGACCTTCCAAGTGACTTGGAGTGAATCTCCACTGACAACATTGACGGCTGAAAACACCTGGCGGGCTAAAAGGACGCCCGATGAAGCGGCGTTTAATATGCCGGATTCAGTCACGGCAAAAGTGCCGGTGAAATTGAAGGTGTGTTGAAGCTGAGCGGTGTCGTTGGTGACGACGATAGTCACTCTTGAAGCGGTGGCGTTGGCTCTTGAGCCTCCCCCTGTGGCGATTTCAGTTTCTAAGGCGGTGTCGGCCACGTTGGCGGCTGTGGTGCCTGTCCCCAAGGCGATGTAGGTGAAGGCCGCCTCTGATCCGGCTCCATTGAGCCTGGAGGCTACACCAGCAAAGCCAGCGTTGGTGATTAGGTTTCTGACATTCATCGCCATTGCCCAGTTACCGCAGAAAAACGGAATTTTGGGGAAGTGCGGGCTGACAATGCCCTTTTTAATCAACCAAGCAAAAAGCTTGTTTGGCTGAAAGAGAGGCTTAATGTTGCCATTTTTATCACGCAAAACGTATTCCACGTTTTCCTCAATGGCATATTGCCCCTGTAGCAATTTTTTCTTTTTCATACTTTCTTGCCAACTAAGGCGGCGATGTTCTCGTTGGCCTCTGTGTTTATTTGGTCTTGTTTACGTCTTTCATCCTCGGTCTCCTTTTCAACAGCGTAAAGGTCACAGGATTTTTTGACTTCCGCCTTGATTTGCTTCTGGGTGAACTCAAGGGGGAAAGCCAGTCGGCGGGACTCGACAACCTTTTTGCCGTCTAAGATGTCAAAGGCAACATCGATGTAGTCGGTCTGGTTCTCAATGTCCCTCTCCTTTTTGGCCGATGTAATCAGGGCCGAGAATTTTAATTTATTCTTGCTCATAATTGTTTGATTAATAATCCGCGCCGTCCTCATACGGCAAACTCCCGATAATTGACCGGTCGGCGTTCATACTGCCGATAGCCTCCATGGCGTTTTCGATGTCCTTTTCCAAAACAACCTCGTCCTCGTCCTTGGCTAACTTGATGTTGTTTCTTTCTTTGAAACCCCTTGAGACTTTCCGCTCCAAAATCTTGTGGAACTGGCGGGGGAAGCCGGTTTGCTCCTCTGAGGGCGGGGTGGAAAGATCAACGGCGTTCTCGGTCAAGTCGGTTGGGTGCTGTGGATAGGCCGAATGCCACAATTTAAGGCCCTCTGTGACGCCTATAATGGCCGTATCAGAGTAAATAAACGCTGAGCCACGGAATAGGTCATACATCGGGTCTAAACCCGCAAATTGGGCCAATATGGTCGTCTCATCGGTAGCCCGCTGATACATGTTCAGGTCAAATTCCTTGAGCCACTTCCAATTACTCCCGTCAAGCTTGGCCTCTATGCCGTAGAGGTGGTTTAGCAAGTCCTCGGGCAAAGGATATTCCCTGGTGTCGGCCACCAGGTCACGCAACGAGTAAACCCCAAAATAGCCCTCATACACTTGGGCAATGCGGACTGACAAGTCGTCCATTTCAACACCGATGTCAATTAACAGGTCGGTGTCTGAATAGGTATTGGAGTTTGTCTTGGTGCGCTTACGTATCCGGTAAGCAAGCTTGTAGGGTGTCATTGGATTATGAGGGGAAGCCCCGCCTTGCGGATCAGGGCTTCCTCACAGGTTAAAGCGATACGATGGACGGTAGGAACGGAAACGGAGTGTTGACATAAACCGCATTCGGGACAACGGTAGCGTCGTCCAGCGGAGTGGTGCCGCCAACAAAGTTGCCGGTGCCGGTTGGGTTGATGATGACAAAGCCGATGACGGCTCTGGTATCAGCGATAGTTGGCCACACAACGGCTCCGAGGGTGGCTCCCTCTGTACCCATTTGGGTATAAAGGTTTCCGCTGGCATCAACCGAGAATACGAACACATTAAATTTAGCGTTCGTGACGGTGCCTGCCAAAGCGGCCATATCACCGGCGGCCAAAGAATACATCTGGCCGTCAATGAGGTACTTCAGCGCGGAGGCGGTTTTAGCTAAGGCTGAACCTGCCGTTTTAATGGCCAGTGCGCCTGAGCTTAGGACAAAGTTTGACAATGCCCTTTGAAATTCGTCGATAACATCAAGCATGTCTTGGCTTGAGGTACCGACTCCTTTTGATACGCTTCTTGACATTTGGTTTTTTGGGCGATGTTAATTATTCGGATAAAGCTTCTAATTTTTTATCGTCGTTTTCGATAAGCATTTGCTTACCGGCTTCAGCCGCCACTTTGTAGTGCTCGGCTAAAATGGCAACGACTGATTTTGGAAGCTCTTGCATGACGCCTTTTTTAACCTCCATGCGGTAGCCGTTTATGGTGACAGTTTCGAAGGCACCGGCTTTTTCACCTGCTTCAAGAGGGATGTAGAAACTTACCTTTTCCTCTCGCTCCAGGATTTCTTTCATGGTCAGGGCGTCAGACTTGGCCTCAGCCGCAACTTCCGCCGAAGTGGCAGAAGCCTTTTTAGGCTGTTTTTGGACTTCTTTTGCAGGAGCTTTTTTGGTCTCCTTGGCAGAAGCCTTTTTAGGCTGTTTTGCTTTGGTCATAGTCTTGGACTAATTAATGTTTAGAAGGGGAGAGCAAGTGCCCTCCCCCAAAGGTTAGGACGCAACAGCGGTCTCAAATCGGACGAGCCAATCGTTGTTAAGGATTTTAGCAACAAAAGTGGCTTTCCAGCCTGAGGTAGCACGTTGTTCCAAAGGATCAGCAGTTCCGGCTGAACCAAGAGGCTTAATGATGTTCTTCATCGCTTCGCCTGAGATTCTGGAAATACCATAGGCATTGGAACCGAAAATCAAGGTGGCGTAAACATCAATGCTTGAAGCGCCAGCGGCAGAGAAGACTTTGGCGTTGGTGGTCTCAACGAAGCGGACTTCGCCATATGAGCCAATTTCGCCAGGCATGACATCAGTCTTGTTGGCATACTTCTCAACTTTTTCAAAACCTGTTAGGTTCTTCAAAGTGTAAGAAACATTGGGATGAACAATACCGATATAACAGGCGTTCAAGGGTGTGGTCGCATACCCGGTGTCCGGGTTCACCATTCTGGTGATCTTGCGAGCCTTATTGTTTTTAAGCAGGCGGACAACCTTGTCAATCAAGGTGGTGGTGATGTTGTCACCGGAAGCCACGGTTACGCGGCTTGTAGCGGTGCCTCCGTAATAAACGTTGGTACCGGCTGCCAAAATGTCACGGGTTAACTGGTCGAGGGTGTCGCCAGTCTGGTCTCCAAGGATGTCGCTGGCTTCCATTAACACAGGGTCAACCGATTCATACTGGAGGACATCTGATACGGTGACGAAATCACCATATTGCAGAGCAGTCGCAGTAATGTCGGTGACTGATAATTGGCTGCCTGAAGGGGTGACTCCTTCTGATAAAGGAGTAGTGGCAGCTGACAAGTTGCCATAGCGGCGGAACTTGATGGTCGAGCTTCCCGCTTTGCGTGGGATGTCTCGAACCTGAGCCCACATAGTGTGGACAAAAAGGGCGACTGCCCTTTCGAGCAAATTCCGGTCGTAGTGGTTATTTACTTCCGCCGGAATTTCTGTTCGCGTAGTGTTCGGCATTGAATTTAACAGCTACGGCGATTATAGCTATTCGTTATTTCTTGCTTGGGTTAATACTCTTTGTTTTTCTTTTTCAAACTCCTCCTTGGACATATCCCAAACGCTCTTTTGCTCACCGGTCTTGCCTCTGGCTGAACCTCCGCCCATTTGGCCTTGTTTGGCCTCTTGGTCGGCCTTGGCGGCCTCTGAGGCTCCAAGCTTTACTAGGTCTTTGCCTGCGGCAATATTGGCGATGTGCTGAATGGGAACTTGCTCATAGGCAGGGTGACTGCAATATTTGAGCATTTTGTCCTTGTACGGTTTGAACTGGGGATTATCGGCGATAAAGCCTTCAACTTCGGCTTTGTCCTCGGCCTCCCGCTGTTTTTCAAGGACGGGGGCGAGTTCTTTCCTGACAATCTCTTGGACGGATTGAGAGTCCGGATTTTCATCTTCGTCTTCTTCGTCGTCCTCACCTTCGCCTTCTTTGGTTTTGGCTTGGAGCTTTTCGTTCTTTTTCTGAAGACGTTCAATGATAAAGTCCTTTTTGTCTCTTTTCCTGACTTCAGGCTCAAAGTCTTCCTCGGATTTGGTTTTACCCTCCTCCTCGGCTTCTTCCTTGCCTTCGTCGGTTTCGGTGGTCTCGTCGCCACCTTTGTTTTTTTCTGAGGTTTGCTCCTCGGTCTCGGTCTCCTTGGCCTCAGTTTCCTGAGTCTCCTCGGTGCCGGGTTTTTCTTCTGGCATGTTTATGACGCGCCCTTGCGTAAATGCCGAAAACGCAAAAGAGCGGAATTAATGATCTCGTTCGCCTTGGGCGGACGGTAAGCCCGAATGGGCTTAAGTGGACTATTGGGAACGTATCGCCTGAACGCCCACAATAGCCCGCTTAAACTCACTGGGGATAAGGGTCGTCGCTGGTTTCTTCCGGCTTATTTAATTTCTGGGCAAATTCGTTAGGCAGGTTGATGAGGTTTTGTAAATGCTCCCGCTGGTCTTGATAACGATTCAGTTCGTTTAGGTCTTTGATTATCACACCCTCAGCCTTGCCTCGCAAAATGTTGTCGATAAGCTCCAGGTTGTCTTGCATTATCTTGACAACCCGCTTCCAGCCCGGAGTCTTGGCCATTTCTAAAATCTCTATGGCGGCTTGCTCCAGCTCCTCCTTTTCAATCTTCAAATTTTCTTCGTTTAAAACGTCGCTCATACTTGGGCATTAGGCGATGATACTGATGTTTGCTCTACCGACTGGGGGACAGTCTCCATGTCGGTCACTTGGGTGCTTTCAGGCTGTGGGAATATCTCGGGTTTATCCCTCTTGACCATCATGGCCCGCTTGTGGGCTTCCACGTGGGCATAGGTGGCCGGGGTGTCGGCTGCCCTCTGGTGCATGGCCAGGTGGGCGGCGTGGTCTTCTGAAATGGTGACTGGCTTGGTCTTGTTGTCGCTTAAATCGTTGTTCTCACGCTCGGCCTGCAATTCATCAACGGTGGGCGGCATAATCTTTTCAACCTGGGCCTTGTCAAGTCCGGCCAGCTTGGCATAGTGGCGTTCTAGCTCACGGCGGGAAACTGTCGGGTCTTGGCCTAGGAAATTGGAAAGCCCAGCGAACATCTGAAAATCACGGATACGCCTGGCTTCGGCTAGGGTCTTACTCTCAACTGACAAATCAGGGTCAACGGCAAAGGTGATGTTTTCCTTGGTCAGCTTGCGCCATTTTGGCCCCATGGCACCCACAAGCCTGATGACCTTCTCGTCTATCTTGGCGTTGAAGTGGCGCTTGTAAAGCTCATAGTAGCGTTGCCAGAAGCGACGTTCGCTCCAGCCAAATATCTTGGCCGACAATGAGTAGCGGGTGTCCACCTTGGAGGCGACAAGGTTAATCTCTCCCAAAGTCCTTTTTTCATCGCTCTGCACGCCTTGCTGTATTTCAGGGGTGGCAGTAGCCCTCTGGGCGGCCTGGTCCATGGTGTCTAAAATCCATTTAACCTCGCTTTTAACACCCTGGCGTGGGATTTCGGATATTGCGTCTCCTGCTGGCCCGTCTGCCTGCACAAATTTATTGAATTCAAATTTAAGCTCAGCTGGGTTCTTAATCAGTTGCTTGTTGAACACATACATCGGATACAGCCCCGCCTTGGCGCCCTTTAAGGCTAGATTCTGGGCAACGGCTCTGGCCCTCTGCTTGTCCTCTATCAGATCGGAGACGGACACTCCGTCAAAGTCATGGGCTATGGGGTAAATGGTTCGGTCAATCACCGGCCATTTGGTGTCGGGAAGCTCCTTGTAGCGGATGACGGTCTTGCGGTCGTTGGCCAGAGTCACCAAAACCTTTTTGCCGTTCCAGTGGGTCAGCCATTCCAAAACGACAAATTCGGCATTGTCGCCCTTTAATTCCGAAAAGTTAAGCTGAACCTGGTTGCCCTGGGCGGTGGCCCTGGACTGTTGGGCTGAATAAATGCGGTCGGTCAGAGTCTCCTTGCTCTTTGACAGCCCCTTGGTGTTGAAATAGAGACCGTTTTTCAGGTCTAGTCTGCTCAGCATGATTTGACGGCCCAGGAAGCGACAGGCTCCTCGCCCTCTCATGTCGCCATTGATTGAAGTCGCCCTCGGATCACGGAAAAAGGTCAGCGGGTCAACGTTCTCGGGTATGGGGCACTTCAGCTTGCGGTCAAATTCATTGAACAGAATGTAGCCTCGGCCAAAGAAGGTGGCATCCCAATCCCAGCTGTAATCCATGATGTCCTTGCCCATCAGCTGGTAGTCGTATTCGGCCATGGCGTTGACGTTCTCAGCGGTCTCCTCGTCTCCTTCCTCGTTGGGGTGAAACTCGGTCATGAGCCGGTCGTTGTAGAGTGATGCCAAAATGGTCTGGTGAACAGTGAAAAGCAAAGGGTCGCCGATAGCCTCTTTATCCCGTCGCTGGTTGTTGTAAAGCTTCAGGCGGGTTTCCCACTCGGCAAACTTGGGCTTTTGAAATTGCTCGGCAATCTTAAATTCAGCCTCTATTTGCGATGTCAGGGTCTTGTAGCCTCGCTTCTCAAGCTTTCGTAGCTCCTTGCGGGCTTCCTTTTGGTTGTCGTCTAAAACTTCTTGGATTTCACTTTCCATCCTTTGGGGTGGCGTTTAATTCTTTCATGGACCGGTCGTCCTTGTAATAAACGGTGTCAATGGTGGCCTCGGCCATTTTATTAATAACTTTTATAAAAGCTTCAAACTCTTTGGTAGTGTAGGGCTCTGGCAAAAATCGGCGGTACCACTTGGGCTTGATAATTATGTTAGCCGCATAAATGTTTTTATGAATGGCGACCAGATATTCAAACATCCAGCCGATTTGTCGGATAATGATTTTGAAATTGCGGTATTTAATTTCTCTTAAAATCTTAATGGTGTATTTCTTTGATGTTTTTGTTTCCATTAATATGGGTCGTCGTTAATTATTTGTGTTTGCTGTCTCTGCTCGACTACAGGGACAAAGACTGGTTCATTCAGCAGGAGGCGGCCTAGGTTCTCAACCATATGGTCGTCCTTGTCCACCGGCTTAGGCTTAGGTGTTTTGTCCTCTCCGGTGCGTCCTCGCCAGTTATCCCAGCGGTAACGCTCTATCTCAAAAATCGTTCTCTGGCAGGTGGAAAAGATATAAAGCTCCGGAGCCCGGACCATATGCCCTTTGACTTCCTGAAAGGTTAAAGCGTCCTTGATACGGCGGTCGGCGGCCTGCCTCAGCTTGGAAGCCTCATGGTAGTAAAGCCCGTGTCCTTGCAGTTTGGTTGCCAGGGAAGCGCTCTCGTGCTGGTTGGCTACAAACATGCTTGGGTCGGCAATCATGCTCTCCAGCCGGTATTTGTCGTTCTTCTGCTTGATCTGAAAGGCAAGCTCCCGGTCTGAGTCAACTTTGACAAACAACTCGTCCACCACGTACTTGGTGCCCTTCTTGTCAACGCCCAGCCACATTCCGGCGTCCTCAACTCTGGGGTGTGGGTCTAATGCGTGATAGACGGAAAATTCCCGGTGGTTGATGTCAAATGGTTCAATTACATGGATATTTCTTTCAAACATTTTGAATATTAAGCCGATTAAGTGCCCAAACTTTCCTTCTATCCTGGCCAGTTTCTCGTCCGCGTCGTATTGGGCAATCATCCGGTCGATGTCTTTATGTTCTAAAATCCCCCTCACGCCGTGCTGTTTGCAGTTGGCCTCCACGTCGGCGGTCACATAGGCCACGCTCTTATCTTTGGCCTTGTCCACCAGTTCGTCCTTTATCCAAGCCGAATGCATGAGCGGGGTCAGGGTCATGAATATCATCCCGCCTCGTCTCATACGGGCCACGGTCGCTTTGAAAACATCCCAGCGGGGCGGTTCATCGAACCAAGCCCAGCCCAGGTCAACGGATTCAAACTCCTTGGCGTCCTGCTCGTTACTCATCAGGTCGAATTCAAAGCCGGTGCTGGTCTTCCATTGGCTCTCGTAGGTCTTCCCGGCCTTGCTGGTCTCGTACTTGCCCTTAGGAAGCCATTTGTGAAGCTCTGGGACTATCTTTTCCTCAATGGTGGTGGGGTCTGAAATAATACGGCCACGCTTCAGGTAGGGGAAATCATTGTACAGGGGGGAATTAAACCACTTGCTCTGCGGGCCATAGCAGATATTGCCAACCATGTTGGCCCCGGTGCAGGTCTTGCCAACACCATTGGCCGCTAAAAATAAACTGACAAAGTGCTTGTTTGCTCCGACTAACTTGATAAATTCTTCGCTCTTGCCATTGGGGACGTAGTAGCGGGCGGGATTGTTCTTTTTGATTAAAGCCAGTTGCTTGGCAGCCCAAAGGACACGCGCTTTCTTCTCAGGCGATAGATTCCTTAATAATTCGTTCAAGTTCTTTTTCGTCGGGCTCCTCTTTGATTTCGATTTCCCGCTTGTCTTTCCAGCCATAATTGTTCTTTAAATTGAAAATCGCTCCTGTTGGATTCTTTCCGATATAAAGCTGTTCCTCTGCATATTGGTGGCATTGCTCTTTGGCTCTTTTTATAGTGTCGGAAAACTTATCCCTGTCTTCATAGTCCAAAAGCGTGTCTCTGGTGGTATCTAAGGCAACAGCTAAGCCGGTAATTGTGTAAGGTTTGAATTGAACCATTACTTGCTCGCCAGTCTCTTTGTCTTTAATCGGGTTGCCAAATTGATCAAGCTTCTTTGTCCAGCAGGTTAAGAAATATTCCTCAATTTTCTTTTGCAACTCTCGGACTGTTTTAAACTTCAACGGTCTTCCGCCTGGATGCTTTTGGGTTGTGCTGGTTTTCTTTCTTTTGGTAGGCATATCATCAGGCAATCGTTAAAATTAATATCAGGAGTAAAAGCAATCCTCCCCCTTGCAAATAATGGAGGTCAATTTTGTTAAAATAAAAAGCCCAGACAGCTAAGGCTATCAGGGCAACAAATAAAAGCACCGGAAGTATGTATCTGGCAAAGATGTAGAAAAGTCCTACTTGTTTTAATCCGTCAATATTGACATTGTAATCAGTCATCCTCCTTATGTTGGCGTTAATCTCAAAAGTATCGCCCTCTGCCTAACCCTTGCGGGTCAATCGACCGGTCAGGGGGCGAGACCTTTATTATCAACGGGGTGTGGACAAGCCGCCCCTCGGATCGGAGAAAAGGGGCGGTGTCCTAGAGTGTGCACATACCTCATGCCTTAGGGCATGTAGGGTTTCTCAAAAAATGCGAGTTCTGTTGGGGAAGTCCGCTGGTCGAGAACGGACTACTTTAATTTTAAAACACTAGGTGAGGGTGTCAAGGGTAACTGCCTAAAATGGCTATATATATAGGTTTGCAGGTATTTTTATATTACTACTGTGAAAATCATAGCACTGAGCGGTGCTTGGTACATACTTTCCGAGGTTAGTCGGTTGACGGGTGAAAGAAAACTGGGCTACTATACCCAAACACGAATTGTAAGAGGAATAAAAGTGGAGTTTACTGGTTCAGTTACTATCTCAATGGTGGTTACCCTGGCGGTAATTTATACTTTGTACAAATATATTCAAAATCGCCTGAACGATATTGATGCCCGCTTATCAAATTTATCAAAAGAGATTGAAGGTATAGGTGAAATGTGCTTTCCTTTACTTCTTCTCAATATATTTGACGAAAAAGAAAGTCTAACTTTAGGTAATAATGTTGATCTAAGTTGTTTGGTGTCTGATTTTAAGAAAGCAGATAACATTAGAATGTCAAAAATAAACAATGTTAACAGTGTAGAAAAAATAGAGCTAGAACAACAGGAAAAAAGGGACATTCACAAGAAAGACTTTGTTCCTAGCAAGCACTTAAAATCAATAATGTTGTCAGCAAGTACAGCAATATTAGTGAGGCAAACCATCTATAAACAACTCCAAATTATTAAGGGAATTTATTTTGACACGTTAAGCGGAAAACTGTCTATCAGCGATGCTCGCAAAAAAGCTAAAGATATTTCTAAAGATTTGCCTTATAAGGAATTAGAAGATGTAAGAGATTTTCCAGAAATGCTAAACAGATATCCCAACATAGCCAACGAAATAGAAAAGGAATTCGATAGTTTTTATTCAACATACGAAAGACGATATAAAAACGGAAAATGGAAAGAAACATTAGAATGGCATAGAGAAATGGAAAAACCACAATGAAATGCCCAAACACAACTTTTGACATTAGCTCAGATGTTTCGTC